CTGACCGGACGCGCCGTGTTCAGGTCGGTTTCCACGTCGCCGACGAACGTGTTGTAGACCGTACTCTCGATCGTCGTGCCAGTGATCACGTCGGGCGAGGGCTTGCTGTAGACGCCGGTTCCGGGGTTGCGGGGCATTACTCATTCCTCTCGAGGCGTTACGCGAATGCGCGGGATGCCGCTCGTATCCTCGTCGCCTGGTGGGAAATCGCCTTGTTGGCGCAGCACCTCGATCGCCATGGCATCGCGCAAAGTAGCAGGGATGCCACCACCGGGTGGTGGTACCATCGGCGCGGTGGCGACACGTTCCTGGTAGAGTGGCGAACGCTGATGAACCATGTCGCGCAGCTCGTTCATGTTCCGCAGCGCGCGCCGGTTGCCCAAGGTACGCAGAGCAAAACCAGCAGCAGGAATGGCAACCGTCCCGGCCCATTTCGGGTCTTCGAAGTAGGCGCCGCCTCCTGCGCCGCCGGCAACTGCAGCTGCAGTAAGACCAAGACCGCCGCCGCCACCCATTATGCGATCGACGTAGCGCAACGTCGCATCGCCGCGCGGCACGCGCGCAAACTCGGTAACGCGCGCGATTTCTTCGGGGCTGTAGTGCGCTTTTGAGAGGGCCGATTGCCCCTTGTCGTTCATGCGCAATGCGCCGCCGGCGGCTTGGCGCAGCCGGTTCTGTAGGTTGAGCCCGGAAGCGGCGCCCGCCGCACTGGTCGTGGCGTTCTCGATCAAACTGTCGAACAGTTGGCCGCGCCGAAAAGCGCCGTGTGCGTCGCGCGCGCTCTGCGCCAGTGCAGACGCCTCTGCCGCCGCGCGCTCTGTGCCCGGCATCACGGCGCCGGGCGGCGGGTTGAGCACGAAGTTGTCGAGCGCCCGTTTGACGTACCCGGAAGCATCTCTGTCCACGGTTCCTGGTTCGGTTCGGTTGAGCCCCTTGCGAATATACTCGATGTCACCCGGCGAAACCGGCGCGCCGATCCCGAGATGTTCTGTGGTCGGCGGCGCACGCATTTCATCGACCGCGCGGAATGTACGCGGGCTATCGTTCTGGTGATACCGCTGCGCCCGTAACACGTCCTCGGTCGGCGTGGCGGCGCGTGCCAACGCATTTGGCTCGTACAGCGCCGGACTGTTCTCCAGCGCCGTGTAGCGCGCAGTCTTGTCGGCGTACTGCTCCGCGGTGGTTGGCACCTTGGCGGTCGACTGCATCCCGCCGCGCGGCCCGAAGATCGAACCCATGCCGGCGCCGAGTACGCCACCCACCGCGCCACCGGTGGCGGCGTTGGTGATGTAGTCAACGGGTTTGCCGCTGTAGGTCGTGCCGGCGCCTTGCGCCGCGCCGGTCGCTGCGCCCTCTAGGCCATAGCCGGCTGCCCGCGCCCCTGCTTGCCCCCACCTTCCCAGTCCTGTGCCCAGCCGCGCCGCCAAGCCGGCTCCGCCCATTCCCGGTATGAGAGCAGCACCGCCAACATCTCCCGCGATCGAGGCGTAGGGGCTACGTTCGCGTTGCTTTTCGAGCTTGGCTTGTTCCGCCTCCACGCCCGCGGAATAACTGGGATAGTCCCCGGCTAGCCATCCGGAAAGCGCGTCCCGGCGAACGTCCAGTCCAAAGGTAGCGGCGTGACCGGCTGCTGTGCCGGCATCAACGATAGTCTGCCCAACCGTGCCGCCGATGCTTTTCGCCAGTTCCCAGCCGGATGGCGTGCGCGGCGCTTCGTCGTACACCAGCTTCCCTGCAGGAGTATCGTCATAAACGAGCGGCATTAGCGCACCGTGCCTGTTCGGCCATTCAACCGGAACCGCGACCCTGGCGGCAGCCGGTTAGCCTCCTCCTCGGAGCGAACATCGATAACAGGACCGGCCGGTGCGGCCGTCGGTATCGGCACGCCCGGCAGCGGCTCGCGCACACCGTAGAGCGAGCGCAGTACCGGGTGTGCGGTTGGCTCTTGCCCTTTGAGCATGGTCTCGAGCGTGTCCTTGTGGTTCCTTATCGTTTCATTCGCAGCCCGTTCGGCAACGCTAAGCATGCGTTCGGCCGACAGCTTGTCGCGCGAGATGTCGCCGCCCGCCATGCCGGTGACGAACTGCAGTTCGCTCTTCGACACGTCCTTGCCGGCATATGCCTTGATCGTCGCCTGGATGATCGGCCCCAAACTGGTGTTGAATGTCTGCGTTGCGGCCACGATGCGCTGCGCATCCGCGTTGCCTGCCGCGGCTGCTGCGCGATACGCCTGCAGCTTCGCCTCGGCGCCGAACCCGAACACCGTGCCTGCTTCCATGGCGGCCCTGGCATCGCGTACCGCCTCGATCGCGCCGGCTGCAGTCTTCGCCGTCGTCGTGCTTTCATCGAGGTGCTTCCGAACCGGCTCTGGCAGGTTGCCGTAGGCCGCCTTCAAGGCGTCGGCCTCCTGCCGCTTCTTCCGCTCTTCCTTGCGGTTTTCCTCGCCTGCCAGCCAGCTCTGCTCCTCCTTCACCTGGCCCTCGTAGCGGGTCACGTCGGCTTGGTAGCGGATCTTCTCGCTTTCCTCCATTCGCTTGCGCTCGGCCTGCGCCTGTTGCAGCAGGTACGCCGCCGCCTGGTTTTCCGGGTCGATGATCAGCGCCCGCGTGGCGCGCACCTCGTCGGGCGTCGGCGGAATACGCCGCATCCCTTCCGGCGGTACCGGCTTGGGCGGCCGGTACTCGCCCGGCGCCGCACTGGCGGGAGTTGCAGGTGCAGCGCCGGGGACTACGCCGCTGCCGCCGGGCGGCTTAAGTTCCGCCATTACGCGCGGCGCCGGCGTGATGTCGCTCGGGGTGACCGGGTTTTCCTCAGCCAGCGGTGGGATCGCCATGCCACCCCGTGCCGCGGGCGATGGCGCGTCGGTCGCCGTGCCAGTCGACGCATAGGCCAATCGCGTCGGATCGGTACCCGCCTGCAGTCCGGCCATATAGCTCTTGCCGTAATCGGCAATCGACAGCCGCTTGTGCACGTCGGTCAGGTCGCCCTTGTTGACATTGCCCGGCCCGCCGAACCAGGCACGCGCGGCGCCCTCCTCGCCGAACTGGTCGATGTACTGCCCAAAGCGGTGCTTGAACACGGCGTCCTGCGCCTGCGGGCTGGCGAGATACTGCTGCGGCGTTAGCGCCTGGCCGAGCGCCGCCTGCGTCCACGGCGCGACGTTGGCCTCGACCACCTGATAGCGCCCAAGCCCGCGGCCGTACTTGGTTGGCGCCCCGACCGCCTGGTACGGATCAGGCTGGCCGCGGCTTTCGATGCCGCCAATCGCGCCCTGGCGCGCGGCCCAAACAGGGTCGTCACCACCAGCGGTCGGCGAAGCTCCCTCCGAAGCCGTAGCGGTCTGCAAAGCTTGCGGGGGTTGTTCCCCCGCCTGCGTAGGGTCCGGCGACGCCACCTCCCGGGCGGGCTGCGGCGCGGCGGGGCCGACAATGCCTTCACGCGCCTGGATCGCGCGCGCGATGGCGTCGCGCGGATCTGTCGCCGGCGGCCTGGCGACAACCGGAGCAACCGGGGCAATAGGCGCTGCCGGCGGACGGGACGACACCGGCGGAACGATGGGCGTGGCGGTTGGCGCCGCCACGGCAGGAACGGCGCCTGCGGTCGGGTTCAGCTCCGCCATGCTGCGCTTGCGTAGCTCGGCCTCTTGTGCGGTCAGGCGCCGGTCGGCCATGACATCGCCGAACGCCTCGCCCATCGAGGTCAGGCCCTCGCCGATCGTCTTGGGGAACGGCCGCGAGCGCGTCGCCAGTGCCGCCGCGATCGCGCGCCGGCGCTTGATGTCCTCGAGCGATACCGGGCCGCTGTCGCCCGTGAGCATCGGAAGTATTCCGCTCTCGGAGAGCACCCCGGGACGATAAGTTGGCTCTACCATGTCACGCCACCTTCAGGATTGAACCGAGCTTGGTCCGCTTGATCTGCTTCACGCCATTGCGCGTAACCACTGCTTCCTTGTCGATCTTCTCGACGTCCTGCGCCATCGGGCCGATGTGGCGCTGCCCGTCGTCGAGCTTGCCCTTGTACTTGTACTCGTAGATCGGCAGTTCTTTGTCGCCATCAGATCCAACGCCAAAGACAGTGCCGACCTTGTCGATGTCTTCCTTGACGCGTCGGTCGGAATTGAACGCCCCGCCACGTCCCGCGCCGGCAATGGCGCCGAACAAGCCGCCGATCAGCTGGTTGGCGTTGTTGCTCTGCGTCTGGTAGTTTTGCATGTCCTGGTTGAAGCGGTTGTTGACCAGCCCGGCATAATCCGTGGTGGCGATCTGCTGGTTGCCCGTGGGTATGAACGACGGGTCTTTTACCTGCGACCCGCTCATCAGTGCACTGATCTCGTTGATCGGCTGGTTGCGCTGCGCGTACTGCTCGGCCAAGGACGTCGCACGGGTCTGGTTTTGTGCGGCGGAAATCGCCTGGTTGCGTGCAAGATTTTGCGCTGCCGCGGCATTATAAAACTGCCCTCGCAATGCCGCCTGCTGGAAGTCCTGCGATTGTGCCTGGTTGGCGAACGTGCCGGCGTTGAGCATTTCCTGGAATTGCTGCGCCTGCGCCTGATTGGCGAACGTGCCGCGACCGAGCGCTTGGGTGTAAGCCTGTTGTTGCGCGGCGTTCTGGAAGCCGGCGCGCTGCGCCGCCATCTCCATCATGCGCTGCTGTTCCTGCCCGCCCGCCGCAGTCACCGCGAGGCGCGCATCGGTCGACTGCCGGTTCCAGTCGTCCATCGCCTGGTTGTAAGCGGTCGAGCCGTAACGAATGCCTTGATCCTGCAGCCGCGTCTCGAGCGCTTGGCGGTCCTGCTGCAGCTTGGGATCAATGCGGCCATAAAGGCTTTCCTCGACCCGCTGCCGGTCGGCGCTGAAGTTGTCCGTTGGGCCATAGCTGCGCGTGATATCGCCGGCATCGCCGAACGTGCCCTGCTGCTGACCATAATCGCCAAGGCTACGTTGCTGTCCGCCAACATCGGCAAAGCCATATTTGGGATCGGAGACGTCGGTCAGCCAATTCATCGGGGCCTGAGCAGGAGCCCCGGACAAATTCATCGGCGCCGCCAAAAGGTTCTGTAACGACCCGCTTTGTTGTGCCGCCAGACCACCCAGATTGGTCTGCGTCTGCATTCCCAAATTAGATAAATTCTGTTGGTCCGGCGAAAGCGACTGCGTCGCAGTCGACAGCGGGATGTGGTAGGTCTGCCCGGTGGTCGGGTCGTTCCAGTCGAACGTGCCGGTCTGGTTATAGGTCAACGTGCCCTGATTGGTGACCTGGTTGACCTGGTTCATCATTTGGTTGGCGACCGCAGTGCCGACATTGGTCGCGGTCGCGCCTGCCGCCGTGCGGATCGGATCGGGCGGTTGAGGCGGGTCGGGTTTTAAAAAGCTCATGGTGCAACTCTCAGTATGCTGGTCCGCCCGCGGGAGGCTGCTGCAATGGCGACGGCGCGCCTGGCTGCGTCATCCCCGACATTCCCGGCTGCTGCATCAGGCCCGGCATCGCGCTGCCCTGGCCGACCAGCGGCGGCATCCCGCCGCCCATTGGCATCTGTCCGGGCATGCCACCCATCGCCTGCGGTGCCGCCGCACCCGGCATGGCGCCCGCCATCGGGGGCGCGCCAGTTGCTGCCGGCATGCCCTGCTGCTGCGCCATCGGCGTCACCGGCGGCGGGTTCTGCACGTCCATCAACGCCTGCGTGATGCGGTCGCGCTGGCCCGAGATGTCGCCCGGGCTTTGCTGCATGATATTCTGTGGCAAGTGTGCTGCACCCATGCCGGGAGGCTGTGCCGCCTGCGGAGCCCCTTGTCCGTACATTCCACCGGGCATTTATGCAGCCTCCTCCATTGAAATATTTCGTGAGCGCGCGCAGCGCTGATGGAATTTGCTGCTTTCCCACGCCTCGCGTGTCAGCAGGGCGAGCACGCCGTCGCGATCGCGACCGAGAATGCGCGGAATGTCGATCAGCATGCAGCCAAGTGTCGCGAGTTGGCGCTGCGTGTGCAGTGCATCGGCCGGGACGAGGTGCGAAACCATCTGCGCTTCCATGTCGATGAACGGCCAGGCATACATCCGCCACACCGTTTCACGTGAAAACCACCCGGTCTTTGGCAATGCCGCCACGCTAATGTCGACTACGCCGGCTTCCGGCATCCAGTTGTGATAGACGATGCCCGCGATCATGCGGCCCTGTTCGTCGATGATGCCGAGCGCCTTGCACTTGCCGAACGGGCGGCCGTGCATGTGCGGGATCATCTTCGCGACCGCGGTCGCGACCGTCTCGGGCTGATCGTAGACGTAGCGCAGCATCACCCGACCCCGCTGCTGCCGCCGGTCGTGTCGCCGCTGCTGCTACTGCCATCGCTGCTGCTGCCGCCACCTTGCCCCGCACCACTGGTATCGCCGCTGCCGCCCGTGTCAAAACCACCACTGCCTGCAAAGCCTGCCGCAGCGGAGGCTGCTGCGTCAGATGCTGCGGCGCTTGCCGCCGCGCTCATGCCGCCGAAACCAGGGCTGGCTGCGCCAAAGTCGCCATAGCCTCCGCCGCCAGGAGAAAAGCCCTGCGCGCCGCCGGTATTGCTCATCGAAGCGCTGCCCTCGAAACCGCCCGTGGCGGCGCCGCCACCGAAGGCGCCAAAGCCCCCGAAGCCGCCCCAGCCGGTAGCAGAAAAGTCGCCGCCGGGAGTACCAGGATCGCTCGGGTCGTTCGGATCGTTCGGATCGTTCGGGTCAGGAGGTATGCCGGGGGGTTGATCACGCGGCGCCGTGACAACGATTTCCGGGAGCATGTTAGGGGTAGCTGGTACTGCCGTCTGTGTCGGATTTGGATCAAATATATCCTGCGGAGTAGCAGTCGGCATGCCTCCCCATCGATCATTGAACGTATTCGTTGGGGTAGTATTCGGGTTGGTGAAAGACGTCGTCGATACGGGCGTTGCGCCGGGCTGGTTCGTTGTCGAGGAGCCAAACGGATCAGTGTATCCCGTCGCTGCTGGCGCATTCTGTGCGGTTTGAGCAGAGCCAAACGTAGAGCCAAAGCCAGTCCCAAAGCCGGGGCCACTGAGCGGGCCAGTAATGGCGTTTCCGCTAAAATCGCGTCCCGCAGTTTGCGCGGCTGCCGCCATTGCGGCGGCGTCCCGGCCCTGAGCAGCCTGGGATTGATCACTCGTGTCGTCGCCGCTTCGGCCAAAGGGACTGACGCTTGTATAGCCAGGATCGGGATTGGGATCAGCCGCCGCAGGATCATAATCGCCCGCGATAAACGGCGTGCCCTGCGGCTCCCCTCTATACTCACCACCAATCGGCCCGTGCTGGAACGCGGCCTGCTGTGCCAGTATCGCAGCGGCGATCGCGTTGCGCCGCGTCTCCTCGTCGTTGCCATCGTTCAAGCCCAGCGTCATGCCACACTCCCTAGACGTTCACGCCGGCGATCTCATAGGTCGCACCAAGCGCAACCAATTCGACGTTCGGCCGCGCCTGCTGGCCGACGTAGACCTGCACGATCGGCGCATGCGCGAAGCCGGTCATTCCAATTGAAACCCACAGCGTGTTGCGATGCGGCGGGCGACCAAGACCCGGCGCATCCCATAGCGCATCGTCCCACAGCCCCTCGTCCCAAACATCGGCGAGGCCAGGGTCCAGGCCAATCTCGGGCGGCGGCGGAATAATCACTTGAAAATCCACCGTGGCCGATAGTTGCGGCTGAAACGGCTCGTTCGCCCTGGAGGTGAAGATCGCACGCATCTGATGCAGCGTGATCTGCTGCGACGGCGCTTTGAACATCTCCCAGCCGCCGACCAAAGTGGCGACGTAGGGCTGGCCGTCGTCGAACCCGGTGCGGTCGGCCTGCATCACGATGCCGGCCTGCGTTCCGAAGAACATATCCGCGCGCATGCGGATGAAGCAGGTGGCGTCCCACCCCATGAAACGGCACCAGGCGCCGGTGGTGTTGTTCGACGCCAGGCAATAACGCTGGCCCGGCGTGCCGCCCGGAATGGCGACGAAAAACGCGCCGTACTCGTCCCACTTCTTGATCGTCCACGGATTGGCGCGCTTGGGGCTCTCGACGTTCTCGCGCCACAGCGGCTTGATCATGCGGGTGAGCGTGGCAAGCTCCATCTGCCCGGCGTCCTTCTGGATCGCCAGGCTGATTGGCACCATGCCGTCGACCGTGAGGATGATCAGGTCGCCGCCGATCAGCGTATGGGCGTTCATGCCCATCGGCGGCGCGATCTGGTAGCGCCCCTCCTGGCGCCACGAATTGATGTTCGACGGGTCCGAGCCGGTGAAGATCAGCAGTTCGCCTTGGTCGGTGCAAAAAACACACTTATCGTCGATGCCATCGCCGGCGTCGATCGACCAGGTGGCGCCCCACAACAGCTTGCCGCCTTTGGTGGCGGCGCCGGAAAGCGGGATTTCCGACAGCAGCCCACCCACTGCATTGAGCGGCAGATACCAGGCGCTCATCGAGTTGGCCTCGATGAAAAACCACCTGTTGCGGTACTTCCAGACGTAGGTCAGGTTTTTGCCGTCCACGACCAGGCGCCCCGCCGGGCCGTAGATGAACGATGAGCCATCGGTCGCGCTACTGACCCACAGCCCGGGACTGGCGGTGCGGGCCGCAGCGAACGTTCCGGCCCCGGCGCTGGTGTGAGCGGATGTCGCTCGCCAGTGGGTGTTGTCGCTTGCGTCATAGGCGGTGGCGTTGAGCGCATAAGCGGTACTGTTTGCCCACACCGTCATAGTGGCGGTGAGCGTAACCCATGACGTTCCATTGAACCGCAGCGGGTAATCGCCGGCGTCGTTGAGCGCGAGCAAGTAATCGCCGGAAGCGTTCGCCAATTGCGAGCCGACATAGTTGCCGCTCGCCTGCCCACTCTTGACCAGCACTGGCGTACTGGTCGTCACGTCGTAGACCTTGGTCGCGTTGGCGGCGAACATCTTCTGGATATTGCCGCTCTGATACTCGAATGCCGAGATGATCGGCGTTGTTTCGGGCAGCACGCACCAGCGCGTACAACCGCCACGCAGTTTTAGCCCGCGCAGCGTCGGCACCCAGTTGTCCGAGATGATGCAGCTTCCCGGCTGCATGAACGCCTCGTTTTCCATCTGGTTGATGCCGCGCGTCGGCGCCGGCAGGGTCGTGGCGCGCAGCGCTTGCGCATACGGCTGGTCCACCGGCTGGCGGCGGAATGCGACGTGCCTGCTCATGGCGTCGGCAACGCAAATGGATAAGCGATCCCGCGCGCATGCGCCGAGATCGGCGCACGATCGATCATAATCGGCATCGGCTTGTCGGCGCCCATCGCCAACGCCATGGCATCCGACCAGGTGCCCATGTCCTCGGCATAGGGCGAGCCCTTGGACTGCTTCCAGTCGAAGATCATGCCAAGCTTGAGAATGCGTTCGTCAAGCCGGAAGACGTCGGCGTCGTTCAGGAACGTGTCGCCGTACCCGCCGGCGTTGAGTGCAATGCAATTCTTGTTGAGGTAGGAAAACCGCGCCGTGACCCCTGCGCCCATCGCCGGCCAGATCAGGATCTGATTGCCGAGCAAGGTCCACTCGCCCCAGGCATCGATCCAACCCGCAGCGCGGCGCATCATCCACTCGTCGGTGTCGGCGATGTAGCGCATCGGCTGCATGGCCGAAGTCGAGCGCCAAACACTTGTCGTCAGCAGCATGCGCTTGTAGTCGGCCGGCAGGTTGAACGCGGTCGTGACGCCGTCGCCGGTGTAGGTGACCAACTTTTTCATCACCTGCCATTCGCGCGTATCGTAGGCGATGCGCTGCGCCATTTCGTTGGCGCAGGCGAGCAGTTCGCGTGCGGTGCGGTTGGAGTTGATCGTCGGGATGAGCGCGATTGGAGCCGCCACGCCGACCCGCGCGCAAACATCCTGCACCACGCTCAAAAGAGACATTTAAGCCGCCTTGCTGGGCCTCGCCTCGAGCGCCATCCGCGTCAGCGTCTTGCGGTTGGGATTGCCCTGAGGCTCGTGCCCGGTATTGACCCTGATGTACTCGCGCAACTGCTCGCTGGTCATCTCATCGAACTGCTCGCCGGCGGCCTCGGCCGCCTTGCGCGCCGCCTCGAGGTCCTGCTCGAGCGCCATGTTCTTTGCGCGCATCGCCTCGAGTTCGGCGGCGAGCACGGTGTTGTGCGAGTTGCTCTTGCTGTCGGCGAGAAACTCGACCGCCTGGTTCTTCAGGTCGCGCCCGCCGGGGCCGAGGTTCTTCAACTCCTGGCCGTCGACGATGGCGAGCTGCTCGACGGTGTAGACGTTCTGCGCGCGCAGTTCGGCGCGGCGGCCCGGCGTGAGGAACGGCGCGTAGTCGAGCGGCGTGCCCGACTTGGTTTGCGCGGCGTGCGCCTTGAACTGCTCGTATTGATGCCGGAACCGCTGCGCGTAGGTGATCTGATGCTGCTCGCCGGTGTACCCGTTGATCAGCCAGTGCGGCCAAAGCGTGTGCGCTGGCTGCGTGGTGAAATTGCGCGAGCCCGGCGCGCGGATGTCGCACACTTCCATGTCCTCGTGGATCGGACGGCCTTCGGCCGCACTGCGTGCCTCGTTCTTCTCGGAATGCAGGCGGAACAGAACGACAAGTGCTGCATCGGGATCGCGCGGATCGATAGCCATAGCTACGCCTTTCGTTGTTGGTGGTCCCGGAGTCGTCGGCCCTGGGCTTGTCCGCGTGCAGGACAGACGGCTCCGGGTTATCGGGCGCGGGTTGGCTGGGGAGCGACCGCGCCCGAAACGATCAGGAAGCCGGAACGGAGTCGTACAACCTCCAATTAAACAAGGGGTTAGTCATAGTAAGCTCGCCCATCCACCCGATGAACTGCGCGATCGCGTCCTTGTCGATCGGCATCTGCCCGTCGCCCTCGAACAGCTTGTCGAAGTTGCGGTTCGGATGATAGCGCAGCCGGAAGGTGTCGGTGTTCAGGCCGAACGTGGTGTTCGCCGGCATGTTGCTTCCAATACCGCCGTCGAGCACGATCTCGGCCCGTTTTCCGCCGCCGATGTACTCCAGTGCGCTGAAACCCAGCTTGCCCAGGCTCGTTTCGTTGGTCTGGCGCTGGATCGCGATGGTGGCGGCGTCGTATGCCGCATAGTGCTCGGGCGACATGATCAGCAGGTCGGCATAGTCGCGCCCGCGGCTTTGCTTGGTCATCACCGCATTGAGCAGCGGCCGCACCGTGGTCGAATTGACCTGGGTGCCGATCGCCGCCGAATAGGTGTGGGCGTCATAGGTCTTGGTTTGCCAAATGGTCGACAGGTTGCGGTCGATGCCGCCGTAGGTGCCCGACGTGGTCACGATCGGTACAGCCGTCGCCAGGCCGGTGATCTGCTTGCCGCCGTTGGCCGAGCCGTCCGAATAGATGCCGGCGTCCATGGTATCCTCGAGCGCCTTCTCGGCGGCCTCCATGTAGCTGTCGAGCACATCCATCAACTGACTGTCGCCCTCGTTGTTAAGAATTTCCTGCATCGAAAGAACGATCGGCACGACCACCATCTTCGGCTCGAAAAAGGCGTCATTGAACAAGTCGATCGCGGGGTTCAGCAGTTGGTCATAGCCGTTGTACCACTGTGCGACTTGCTTGCCGATCTGCAGGGTCTGGCGGATGCGTGGCCCCGAGTAGGTCTGCCACAGCCCCTTACGGCGCATGACCGCAAGCAGGGCGTTGTTGTTGGATACGAGATCCTCGTAGCCGCTCGAGCGGTCCTCCAGTGCCATGCTGAGGATCTGCTGATATGCGGCTGCAGTAGTGACGTTCGGCACAATATGCCTCCACGACTAAACGGGTTGTCAGAGCGAGCCGTTGACGTGCTTGATCGCACGCGCAATCGCCTCGCGGCGTTCCGGCGGCTTGCCATTGCGGCGCTGCGCCCCGTTGGCAGGGCCATTGGCGGGCGCGCCGTGAATGCTGCGGTCGGGATCGGTACGGGTCTGAGCCGTCGTGGTGCGGGTCTGAGCCGCTGTGGCCGGTCTTAGCAGTAGGGCGCGCCGGTACGCCGTGTCGACGTCAAAGCCGAACTTGATTTCCTGCTCGATCAGATCGCCAAGCTCATCGAACCGGGGGTGCGTGTCGGCGTACCGATCAAGCGCACTACGGGTATGCGTGAACTTGCGCTCATACTGCATCTCCTGGATGCCCTGCGCAAGGGTGTTCACCATCGAATGTAACTGCCCGATCTGGTGGCTCTGCGCAGTCTGGGCGTTCTCGCCCTGCGCCATCCTGTGCTGCTCCGGCGTCTGGTTGAGGTAGGCCCAGGCCAGATCGCGGAAGGTCAGCTTCTGCCCGTCCGGCGAGCGCAGGTTGAGGTTGTTGGTGATGGTGTCGAACGCCCGGAACGGCTCGGCGCGCAGCAGCTTTTCCATCCCGGTGTAGCGGTCCAGCGCCTCACCGAGCGTGGTGCCGTGATCTTTCGCCATCTTCTCATAGTGGCGAATGCTGCTCATGGTCTTGTGGTCGGCTTGGTAGCGGTTGAACGCCTCACCGAACTCCTTGTGCATGCGGTGAATGTCGCTGCGCACGTTCACCGGCGTCGCCGCCCACTCCGCCTTGGCGTGGTCGGTCATCCGGCGCAGTGGCTCGCGGTAGGGGTCGTTGTCCGGGAGTTGCTTGTACTGTTGCGCCGGCTGTTGGCTTGGTTGTCGCGCTTGACCCGGGTCTGACGCCGTTGCCTCTTGGCTTTCCGCCCGTTCTTTCGGCGCAAACCGCCCGCGATCGCGTGGCTGGTCGTCCGGCCGCTTTTTCAGGTCGATCTTTTCAGGTTTCGCGCGCTCAGGCTTCGTCTCCTCGGGCGGCTGGTTGTCGCCCATCTTCGCCTTGCGCGGCTCGCCCTTGTCGTTCGGATCGCGCGCCTTGGCGCGCTCGATCGCCTTGCGGATGCTTTCCCGCCTGGGGTCGGCATCCTTCATGTCCACCGGCTGTTTTTCCGGCGGCTGGTTGGTGACCGGCGCCGGCGTGTTCACCGGATCTGGATTGATCGGAACTTCAGATTGCGCCGCGGCAGGCGCAGGGGCAGGTGCAACACCGACATCAGACATAAAACCACTCCTTCGGCCGGGGTAACCGGCGGGGGTCGAGTGCGGTCTGTTTGACCGTATTTGCGGTCAGGCTGACCGTAGCTTCTCTATCGCCTTGCGCAGCGACTGCTGCCGCGCCTCTTTTACTTTAGGGTCCGCTGTCGCGCGCACCTTTGGTTTCGGCTTCTCGTTGCCAACCTCGGTCAGCCCGAGCGCCCGACCGACCGCGCGAAACGCCGCCTTGCTCTCGTAGAACCGGCCGTCGACCTGTTCCACAGGGTCCATGATATCGCTGATGATATGAGGACAAGGAAACTCACTCCGCGCAGGCGGTGTTTCATCCCGCACGAAACGCCAGCGATTGTAGGCAATCTCTACGAGGCGCATGGCTTTGCCTCCACACGCGCAAATTCGCCGTAGACCTGACGCGACGCGCGTTCAAACGCCGCCGCTGCCTCGCCTTCCGTTTGGAACAGACCGAGATGCCGCTTCTTGCCGCCGATTGTGATGTTCGAATGCCACTGCTGACGCTGCTTGTGCCAATAAACACCCTTTGGACGCCCCGGCATTTTGGATCGAGTATTGGCAATGTTCTGCGCATGCGTGACTTGCCGCAGATTGGCAATACGGTTGTCAGATGCATCGCGGTTGATGTGATCAATCCTGCTGGTCGGCCATTCATCGTAATGAAGCGCCCATGCGATCCGTTGCGCCTTCAGCCTAGAACCATCCACTCCGATCACGCGATAACCATCATTGATGTAGCCTGCTTCATGCCCTCTTTTGACATGATTATTGCGATCAACGATCCAACGAAGCACACCCGTCGCCGGATCATATGCAACCAATTCACGCAGTCTCGCGATGCTCACCATTCTCGTATCCTGTCGTCGCTGATCACGTAGGGCCGCGGCAGCGCAGAGCGCGCGACCGGCGTTTGCTCGCGCACGAAGCGCCAACGGTTGGGCGCGATTTCGACCAGCTTGCTCATCCCTGATCCGTGATGACCTCGATCGAGAAGATCGGCCGCAACCCCGCCGCTGCCGCGCTGGTGTCGGTCATGGTGGGGCGAAAGTTGCCCGGCGCCCATAGCGCCTCGGTCATTCCCGGCAGCACGTCGCCAGTCTGCCCGCCGGACCAACTGGATACCGGGTAGGTACCGGCAGTCGCGTCAAATGTGCGCGTTCCCACGATCTTGAGATTGATGGTCGGCGCCCACGTCGTGTTGGTGTAATCCGACATCTTGATCAGGCTGTTACCGACGTTGACGTTCACTGCCAGGGTCACTGCGCCGGGGAACGTCGTTCCGTTTGCTGCCTGCGTTACGGCAACCACGATCTTCTTCACCCGGCCATAGACTTGCCAGTAGTCGGCCGCCGCGACCGAGCCGTCGTAGGTGCGCTTGCTGTAGGAATAAAGCGGCAGGCCGGCGGCGCCAGCACCCGACAAATCAACCACCTCGGGGCAACCAGTCACACTGGTGAACGTGCAGATCGGCGCTGGATGCTTAACGAGATACAGCTTGTGTCCGCTACGCGACGGCCAAGTGCCGGTGAGTGTCGTGGCAATCAACGCATTGCCGCCACTCTGCGTCGCATTGGTGATCCTTAAAGCACCGATCATCTCGCCAGTAACCGCGTCCTGTATGAACGCCTTGCCATTCGTCACCGGCCACATCGTCGTATAGATTTCGGTGTACGCGAGCGGGTTCGGAATGGGAACAGTGATAACGCCACCCGCCATGGTGTAGTCGACATTCATGCCGTTGTTGGAGCCGTCCTTGCCGGGGATCACGTAGCCGCTCTGATGGGTCGTAACCGCGCCAAAATTCTTTATCTGGCTGCTGGTGACAATCAGTTCATTGGCATAACCGTAGTCGCATCCCGGCGTAAACGCACCAATGCCGGACACCATGCCGATAGTGCTGCCATTACGAAAAGTGGCTTTGAGAGGTGATCCGACTACCGAATATCTGATGTCGGTGTCATCGGCGATAAACTCGGCCACGCTGGCGCTCTGGAACGTCAACCCGCCCCAGTCGCAACCGTTCATGGTGAACGATGTGATGAGCTTATCGACCTCCATCGAGCACTGGATGCCAAGACAGTTGTTGAACACGACAGCTTTGCACGCCGTAGCATGCGGGCCATAGATGCTCTCGAACACACAACCGTTCAGCGTCAGGTTAAGCCCGGCGGTTCCCATCTGCGCATGATGAGCAAAGGTCAGGTTGTTGATGACTGCCGTGTGATTGAAGTCAGTAGTCAGAGCGTAAAGCGTTGCGGGTCCTCCCGATGTATACTGACCATTCTCAGGTGGAGGTGTTGTGCCCGTTTCGTTAAGAAATAACGGCCACGTTGACAGATACGCGTTAGTCAGAGGCGCTTGAAACGTGATCTTGCCGTAAGTTGGACTTCCGCTATCGCTATCTATCGCTGTAACATAGACGTATTCAAACAGCTGATGATTGGACGGATAGCCGCCGTATTGCAGGCCAAATCCAGTCATTAACGCATAACGACCAACCGCAAACCGCGATACTTGGGCAGGTGTAAGCAGTGTAGCGGATGTAGCCCCAGCCGATACCGACGCGGTGAAACCACTGTGTCCATACCATTGACTTTGATTGTTTGCTCCCAAGGCAAACGTACCGCCGCATATCGTGGCGCCGGTTGCGTTTACGGTGATGTTGCGAATGCCATTGAACAGAAAGCCAAACTGCCCGCTGGAGATCAGATAGTTCCCTGCCGGGATCGTTAGCGTAACCGCCTGACCCTGATACGCCAATCGGAACGTCTCGAACGGTCCATTCGTAGCATCTACCCCGTTCGGGGGCATCTGCTTGCCGTTGTTGGTACCCCACGCCACGATCACATTCGGCTCGGATGAAAGCGCCATGACGCAGTTGGCGCCCAATGTGATTTGCGTGCTGCTGGTCCATCCCGTGATCGTCGTGCGAAGCGGCGTGCCACCACCAGCCTCGCCAGCAGTTCCGCCGCACCGGCCGACCACAATGCTCTTGCCGATGTACTCTGACCCTGAAGTAACCGAGGGCCAAATCGCGGTTGCGGACGTGAGTACATTCGTCGTGATGCTCAGCGTCGTCCGCGCCCACTGAGCATCACCAACGGCGCCGTAGTCCGTGACGATGTTTTTTGTGACCCCGGTGCCGCCTCCACCGACACCGGAAAGATAGTTGGTCTGGTTCGTCGTCATTGCGGCGGCGTCACCAGCACTGAACGCCGAGCCCCAGAACCCTACTTCGGCAGTCTTACCGGCGATTGAGCCTTGGGGACCGCAATTGCCGTGAGTTATGGCGCCGGCCTGCCATCCGGCGGTTGTCGGGTTCCCGCTGGTCCCCGTTCCATCAATGTAGAGGTTGCTACTTGCGCCGTTAAAGACAAACTGACCCGAATGATCCACGCCATCTGCGGCGACGGCTATCAGTTGGGCGCCGGCATACATCAATGCGCCATTGGCCGCGTTGTTGCCGAATACCCCGTAAGTAATACCATCAGGAGCGAACAGGGCTTCGAACACAGCAGAGGCCGTCCTGTTGTAAATAAGCGAAACAGTAAACGGCTGAGCTACAGCACCGAAACCCGCAACGTTCACCAATCTCTGGGTGCCCCCACTCCACGTCATGCAGGGGAGCGTGCCTCCCATGCCGGCAAGGGTAAGATCGGGGGCAGCCGCCGTTGTCGGGACGTATGCGGCATTCATCGCTTGAAGATGGCGCCCGTTACCTGATTGATCGTAAATCTTGTTAACCTTAACTGCATAACCCAACGCGCTAATGGTAGCGACGTCGAGCTTTCCGTTAGCCAGAATGTTGATGTCCAGCGGCGACGATCCATCGGACGCCTTGACCACCTGAATGGCCGCCACGGACCCGGTACACTGCGCGGCGCTATAAGCGCGCAATCCCCACCACCCCAACGCGCCGGCCTTAATGTCGCCGGGGCCTGTATAGGCCGCTTCCGCGACATCCAGCACCACCACGGTGAACGTCTTGTTCGGCGCTACCGGCGTGATGCCGCTGACCGACACCGTGATGTTGAACGTCGGCGTCGTCTCGTAGTCGATTGCGCCCAACACATTCAGGTTGCTGCCGCTGATCGCGACCTTGCCGCTCGAACTGTCGACCAGCGTGTAGGCCGGCGTTCCGGTGAACGTGTTGGCAATCGACAGCACACCGATATTGGTGCCCGCCGTCGCATTCTCGTTCACCGTGGTGCCAGTCAGCAGAATGACCGGCTCGACCACGTCGAGCACCAGGATGATGAACGTCGCGTTCGCCACCGTCGGCGTGACGCCAGTCACGCTCACCGTGATGCTGTGGAACGTCGCGGTTTCATAATCCAGCAACGCATTGGTGCGCAGCGACGTGCCTGAGATATTGAACTTGCCGCCCGCGCTGTCGACCAGCGCAAACACCGGCGTTCCGGTTGTGCCGGCCGTCACCGACAAGGTGCCGACCACGGTGTTGACGGCCGCCGTTTCGAGCACCGACGAAGCCGACAGCGCGATCGTCGGCCCGAAGGTCATGCCGGTGACGGCAAGTCCGCCGCCACCGGTCGCCTGCGTTACGGCAAGACCCATGCCGTTGGTCGCCACGGTCATCGGCATGCCGTAGCCGTTGGTCGAGACACTGACCGGCAAGCCACCCGACGGTTTTATGACTACCGGTATGCCCATGGCGCGCTCCTATTTGCGCTTGTTCGCGCGCTTGTGGCGTGGCGTTTCCTTCTTCGGCTTGCGCTCGGGAGTACGCTTCTCGCGCCCCTCGCGCATCACCGCGGTAAACTCGAACATCAGCACGTCGCTCATGTCCTCGCCGCGATGCACCTCGACGTCAACGATCGTGGCAGCGGCCTCGACCGGGCAATCCGCCGTCAATTCGGTCGCGCTGACAAACGTCGTCGGCACGTCGAGATCGTTGAACACGACCACGGCGTCCTCGGTAAAGCCGGACCCCGTGACAGTCAGCGGGAACGTGCCGCTGCCAACCACCATGGCGTCGGGCGAGATGTCGGAAAGTACCAGCGGCTCGCTTACCGGCGGCGTTACTGCGCCGCCGCCGACGTCGCTGCCGGCCGGCTCGTTCAGACTGGCGTTGCCGTGCCCCGGCGGCAGCACAGGCGCTTCCTTCAGGTCCGCCGAAGCCGGCGCAACGCCGCCCTGCTCCATCCCGAGCGTAGTCGGGTCAACCACCGGACCCGGAGGTCCGCCTGGCTTGCTGCTCGGAATGTTCGGATTGACGTTGTCGCGCGTCAACTGACCGCCGTGGCCGATCAGATCCTCCGGCTTGGTCCGCTCAATGAAATCGAACGGCTTCTCATCGAGCAGTCGTTGCCGCTCATTGCGGCCATCGTCGGGCACACGCTCCTTGCGGACGTCTTGCTCTTGTTGCTGGCGCTGCCGCTCGTTGCGACCGTCATCCGGTGTCCTGGTCGTGTTGCTCATGTGAATGTCCAGTTGGTTGCGTTGCTCGGGGTACCACCCGCGCCGTTGACGACCGTGACCGGCAGGGTGCCAGCCGTGGCCCGCTTCTGCGCGTTGGTCACCGTCAACGATGTCGCGCTCACGTAGTTCGTCGTCTGAGCGACACCGCTGATGTAAACGACACTCGAGCGGTTGAAGTTGGTGCCCGTCACGGTCAGCAGTGTCGTGCCGGCGCCCGAGACGTTGCTCGCGCCGCTCGCCGCCGATGTCGTCGGGATAGCGGAGCCCGACAACGTGCTGGCGTGACTGGCATTCGGCCCGGCATCGCGCGTGGCCTGCGTCGCAACCGGCCCGCAGGAAACACTCTGCGACATATCAAGCGTGCCCGAAGGCACATAGGTATAATTGATGTTGCCCGGCGCGAGCACGCGCGTCTCGGTGCCGGCACCCTCGTGCGCCACGCTGGTGCTGGCTGGAACGGCAACGCCGATCGCACCGTAGTTTCCCTCGGTTCCGCCGGCCGTAGTCGCACTGCCGCTCGCCAGCGCCGCCGTGTTGGTGGCGTAGGTGTGCAGCGCACCCGCCGCGCCGCCGGCAAAGTAGGGCGGCGGGAAGTCCTTCGGGTTCACATACGACCAGTTCTTCGGGTCGTTGTAAGTATTCTTTGTATAATTGGGGACGTTCGGGGGTGTAGCTCCAGTAAAGGACATGTTCGTCGGCGGCGTCGGGTTGGGCGTCGTGACGGTGAGTGCGGACTGGCTCATGTTCTAGCTCCTTTGTTCGTGCTACGCTAAGCGCAACGGCCAGACCTTGCAGGGTCTGGCCGTCACTTGACCTCGAACCGTGGAGCCGGCGCGATGCCCAAATTGAATGATATCACAGGCCAGCAGTACGGCCGATTGACCGTACTTGGTATCTCTCATCGACATAGACGCTCGCCGCGTATCGTTATCGTTCACTGGAAATGCCGTTGTGAATGCGGCACTGAAACAAGCGTCAGTACCAGCGATTTGCGAAGTGGCAACACACGCTCGTGTGGGTGCCTTTTGCAAGAAGTAGCTCGACAACATAGCCGCACCCACGGGCATACGTCCGGCGGCTGGAGCACTACGTTTCGCGCATGGTCGGACATGAAAACGCGCTGCTACAACCCGAACCGCAAGAAGGATTTCCTTAACTACGCCGCCCGCGGCATTACTGTTTGTGACCGCTGGCTGCACAGCTTTGAAAACTTTCTCGCGGACATGGGCGAGAAGCCGCCTGGCCTTACACTTGAACGCATCGATAACGAACGAGGTTATTCGCCCGACAATTGCAAATGGGCAACCTACTCGGAACAGAACAAAAACCGGCGTCCGTTCAAGCGTCATGGCGCGCCCTTTCGATAACGCCGCACTGTACGCATTGCCGCCCGCTCGAACGGACTGTCAGGCAAGCTATCCTGCGCAGCGATCGCACCCATCGGAGCGAACCGCTCGTCGAACGTATTTGGCTTAGGCTGCCAACCCTGCATGCGGGGGTCTGGCAACGCCATGGTGCTGCCCATACCGGCCCACCCTTGCGCACGCAGGTCTTTCGGCATCTCCGACCCGGCGTAGTAACTCGCGCGCGTCGCCGGCGACATTGCATCCTGCGCGGCAAGCTCGTTCCACGCTCCCTCACCGCCGCGCGGCGAAGCTGCGAGGTCGTACATCTTGTCAGTAAACCAATTTGCCATCAGTGCGCACCCTGATTGAACACGAACAGGATCACCGCACACACCACCGCCAGCGCGAGCAGCGCATAAATGACGGTGTGGTCGATGCGATACGCCATCAGCGCGGCACCCCCTGGATCGGCTTGAACTGCTGCATCGCACGCCGCTCGTCCGCCCGCGCCGCGGCGTCAGCCATCTTCGCCTGCTGCGCCTGCATGCCCAGCTGCGCCTTCTGCGCATCCGCACGCATCTTGGCGTCTGTCTCCACCAGGCTCATCTGGTGCTGCTCACGGTCGATCATCGCCTTGGCGTTCTCGCGCTGCGTCTTGGCCTGGTCATCGCGGTTCTTCGCCATGATGTCGGCCATCTTGATCTTCTCGTTTGACTGGATCTTCATCGCCTCGTGGCGGTCGCGCATCTGCATCTCGGCCTGCTTCACCTGCACGTCGAGCTGATCCTTTTCCTTCAGGTGCGCGATCTTCATCTGCTCGATCTCTTTCGCCGTCTTCGCCTGCAGCGTCGTCGGATCGTCGCCGCGCGGCTGCTCGCCCTTCTGCTTCATCAACTCCACCAGCTCGTCGATCGCGCCATCCATGCTGCGCCCGGAACGGTACGGCGCGACGCTGAACTTGAGCACCTCGCCGCAGAACGGCGCAGTCTGCGGTTCGGTGGCGATCATCTGCGCGAGCTGGGGCAGCAATTGCGCCAGCATGCCGACGAACTCGCCGCGCCGCTGCTTCTCGGCGTTCTCGTCAATCATGACCGTGCTGTCTGTCTCGACGTCGAGCACGAACGCCTTGGCGCGGCTGTCCTTGAACAGATAAAGCACCTGCTCGATCGTCGGCTTCTCCTGGATCTTGCGTATCGCGTCCTGGCCCGACTGCACCACCTGCATCAACTGCTGCATCTTCGACTGAATGTCAGGATCGCTGGCGACCTTCTGCTGCGCCTGCGGGTTCTGCTGGATCTGCTGCTGCATCAGCTGCAACGCCTGCTGCTGCTGACCAACTTGCTGCATCAGTTGGGCGACCTGCTGCTGCACCATCTTGGAGGTAGGCAACTGCGTCTGGCTCATCTCGATGATCGTCACCGGGTCGAACTTCTCGGTGATGATCTCGGCCGTGATGCGCACCAGGTCGCGCGCGATGCGGATCAACTCATACTGCTTGTCGCGAATACGGCTCGAACCGAACTGGCTCTTGAGCTGCTGCGCGCCGAGCGTCTCGCGCGCGTCAGACGCCCCGCGCATGATGTCGGACAAGCCGGTGATCTGGTAGATGTCCTCGATCACCTGTTTGCGGATCGCCACCAGCGCCGTGATCGTGGTCGCGATCATGTCGATCGGCAACCAGATGATCACTTCCTTGCTGCCGCCGAACGCCGCCCAATTGCTGATCGGAACCAGCACCCGGCCCGGCGTCTTGATCGATATTGCGGTCTGCACCGCGTCGGCAATCTCAGCGCCGCCGGCCGGATAGAACCCCTTGACCTCGAGCGCATCGCTCAGTGCGTGGATGCGCCCGGTGAGCGTGTTCAGCTCGTCGAGTTGGTCGCGGTACTGCATGACGTCCGGTACCGGCACCAGGCTGCCGCGCTGCAGCGTGCCGTAGGCCGGCTTTGGGCATGGGAAGCAGTCCTGCAGCTCGAGGTGCCGATCGTCTTCGTCGAGAATGTCCTCACAGCCCTTGGCAACCCAGACGCAGCGTTCGCTGTCCTTGTCCCAGATCTCCCAGAACTTGGCGCGCTCGCGGTTGTCCGCGCCACCGATCTCCTTGTTCTCGCGGTTCACCGTGTAGTCGGCGTCCTGGTAGCAATCACCGCTGTACTTCCTAAAGCGCTCGCGTGCCTCGGCGCGCGTCATATAGCTCGCCGCCGCAACCCATGTTACCTCGGCCCAATTACGGCTGATGCTATGTAGGAAGTCCCTTCTGTCCTTGTAGTCGATACAGACCTTCTCGTAGTCGTAGTGGCTATCGCCCTTGCCGCTCTCGTAGCGACACCAGGCCACGCCGCGGCCGATCAGAACCACATCGTCACGGATCGCCATCATCAGATCGTTGATGTGCGCCAGATCGAACGCCACCGTCGCGCAGCGCTCCATGACCTCGCTGGCGGCCTGGTAGACCGGGCGCCTGTCCTTGAACTTCGGCACCACGACCGGAACCGGCGCCTTGGCGTAGATGCTTGGCTTCACCACTTCCATGTTCGCCCAGAACATGGCGAACTCCTTGTCGCGCGTCATGGAGGCAAGGCGCGTCAGGTTGGCGTAGAGCTTGTCGATCTTGTCGCAGTGGTCGTTCCAGTCCTCAAAGGCGTCCTCTGACTCCTCGAGCAGGTTGAGCCAGGCGGTCGCCTTCTTCGGCTCGAGCTTGACGTCGTACTCGAGGTCGTCGTGGCGGATGTCGTCGCCGGCCGGTGCGGTCGCGTCAGCCATTGGCATCCCTCTCGACAGCGACCGGGCGCAGCTGCAGCGCATGCTTCACCGCAAGACATGCTTCGTTCACACGACCCGCGTTGACGCCGTACAGCATCGCAAGATCCTGCTGATCGATGTCGCGCACGTAGTGCATGAACGCTACCGTGATCTTTTCCTCGAACGTCAACGCTGTCTTACGCTCTGCCATCACACCCTCACCTTCGCAAATACCTTGGTGCGCCGAATAACATCGATCGCTTCAACAAGCAGAGGCCGGAAGTTCACTGTATTGAACGCCTCAATCAATGTCTCTTCATCAAAATCATGCAGCCGAACAAGGTCACGCTCAAATTGTTCACGCTGTTCATTGGTCATAGCCGGATGCCCCTGCGATCGTCCGCCGGCGGCGGGATCACCCAGCCCTGCACCTTCGGCGTCGGCGCCGCGCGCAACGGTGCCTTACGCCAGGACAGGCTCAGGTAACGGAAACTATCGGCGATATCCGTCGTCCAGTCCTCGACCGCCGAACGCTTGAACGTCTTTTTTTCATCGTCCCACTCGCGCCGATACTGCTCGAGCCCGCCAATGCCGGGCAGGTCGCCCTCATCGCAGCGCGGGTGAAACACGCACAGCGGCAACGTCCGGCGCACCGCGTTGATGCCGTCATCGAGCGATGCATGCGGCGCCATCTGCGGGTTCAGCCCGAGCTGCTTCATGGTTTCGACCCGGGTACGCCCGGTGCCGAGCTCCTTCACCGCGGCATCGTGCGGCACCCAGTCGGTGCCGTGCGTCCAACCGCGCTCCTGGTAGATGCGCTCGATGTAATCGCGGTAGTGCTCGAACCCGACACCTGACGCCACATAGTGGTCATAGACGTGAACCTGCGGGCCGACCACGGCAAAGAACCATATGCTGGTGCTATGGCCGACCCCCAGATCCCACGCCCGGCTCACGGGGGTACCGGACGGTGGCTCTATCTCGAGCACGCGGCCTTCGTCGCGCACGTCCTTCATCAGGCCGCCGTAGAATGAGCCGAGCACCGACGCCGTCCAGTCGCAGAACAACTCTTGGCGGTAGCTCGCCGTACCCTGATCGGCGCCGTATAGCGATTGCATTTCTGCGAGCGTCTCGGCGAGCGTCTCGTCGGACAGCATATCGGTATCTTTGGCGGTTAATAGTTCGCAGAACCATGATTTTGTTTTGGCCGCGTAATTGAACATTTCAAACGCATGATTACGACCGCGCGGTGTGGTAATAAATATTGCCCAGCCATCATTTTCCTCGAGCATCGGCCGCGCGTATGCCCACACACTCGGATTGGATAATGCGAATTCGCTGAACGTTATTCCTGCGTAGCTCGAGCCGACCAACGACGTGTTGTAAGTATCACTGCCGATCACCTGAAACGTCGAGCCGGTTTTAAATCGAATAAACATCGCATGGTCGTCGACATTTAATCGCATGGATAACGGAAAGGCTTCGTCAATGCGCCGCACGCCGGTGTGTGGATTAACCGCGGTCCAGATCGCCTTGCGGCCCTGGGCGAACTCGGGCAGGCAATGCGCGTAATTGCCGACGCGCTCGACGGCGCTGATTGCCGTATGGTGCAGGCATATCTCGTCTTTGCCGGCTCGTCTGTGCCACACCGCCATTGCGCGCTTGCCGCCGCCGCGCAGATAATTCCACAGCGGCATTTGATGCACGCGCGGCGTCCACTCATTATGCGGCAGGTATATTTCCATTATTTTCTAGGCGGCTTCGACCCCTCCATGATTTGCCTGACGATGAATTCGAGCGGACCGCCCTCGGGGCCAGTCACTTCGGTTGTTTCCTTGGGTCGGCCCCAACCGCGATCGAGCAGCGCTTTATTCGCGTCGAGGCGCACGCTCTCGCTGGTCGCAGCTTCTGCGAGGCCGGCGATGCGATGCACCGCAGCTTCTGTGTGAGAACGCGCCAAAGACCGTAAATTTGCCGGTGCTTTCGTCACTTAACCGTTGATACCCCTGTTTTCCATCAACGCATCGACATCGACGCGCAGCTTGTGAGCTGCACGTTGTAACTCATTGATATTGCTACGCACCTCTTGAAGCGACGTTTCGAAGTCGCGGATCATGACCTGGCGTGCGGTTTTGATTTCGCTGTCGAGCAGCGAGACGATTTTCATGGATGCCATGAGCCCTCGCGCAAAAGACAGAGGGGGGCACCCTGGCCCCCCAACCTGCATATTCCTGCACCGATTTCGGGCGTTACGTCAAGTCAGGGTTGCGCTGTAGGCGCTTCGCGAGCGTAGCGCGGCGCGAGGGGAATGACTGGGCGTCCGCCGTAATGGATAAGGGCGCGCAGCAGGAGGACGATTGCGGGCGGGATGTCGGCCTCACCGTTAGCGAAGCGGCGTTCGGTGCGGGTTGAGACGCCAAAGTAGCGTGCGGCGGCAGCGCGGTTCATTCCGAACGACCTGACGATGCGGTTATATGTGGCGGGAGACATCGAGCGGTCCCATTGCCAGCTTTCGTTCTGATCTAGCTGTGTATCAGTCATTTGCCCTTGTAAAATAAATCGGCCAATTTGTCAAAATAGTCCTTGACCGGCCATTTTGGCCGCTGTAAGGTGCGTCATCAACAACGGAGCAAGCAAATGACCAAGCAGACCAACACCAGCAACTGCGATCACACTTGGGGCGGCAAGCTCGCCGACGGCACGCCGTGCTGCATCAAGTGCAATGAACCCAAGCCGAAGATCACGCCCAAGCAGATCGAGGAAGCCCTGCGTAAGAAGTTCCCCGGCCTTGGCGACCGGCTGATTGTCATCTGACCTACCCACACACCAACGGAGCACACGACCATGACCTCGAACTTGCAAACCACCATCGACGCACTGGGCACCCTGAACGACCAGATCAAGGAGATGGAAGCCCGCTACAAGGTGCTGAAGCAAGCGCTCGACGATCTTGCACCCGGCGCTTACGAAGGGTTGGCCTACAAGCTAAACATCAGCGAAAGCGAACGCGAAACTTTAGACATGAAGGCAGTGCGCGAGCACCTGTCGCGCCAGTGGATACAAGCGCACACAAACGTCACCCCGGTGCGCACGTTACGTGTCGTGGCACGCACCGGGAAGGTGGCGGCCTGATCGCAGCCCATGCTGCCCCATGCGGGCAGTATGAACGGCGATCATGCCGAACGGGAGGACACCATGAACCGGCTTTTTCTTGCTCTTGCAATCCTAACCATCGCTAGCGCAGCAATCGCAGGCACGACTTGTGTCACGCGCTGCAACCCGATCACCAACACCTGCACGACGACCTGCAGTTAGCCTTTCTCGGCGGCGGCCTCCCCGGCTGCCGCCTTGCTTTTGTCGACCTGCTGGGTAAGGATCGTCGCCGCCGCCGCGAGTATGGCTAACGCCTCCGCGTGCCCTCCCACGGCTTCATCGCGCTCGCGGCGGTAACTTTCGATTTCGCCCATGGCACGGGCGTGAGCGACCTGCATAGCGCCAAGTTCCGCCTGCAGGGAAGCACAGCGCTGCAGCGTGTCGTCCAGGCGCCGTTTCAGCATTTCGCGATCGTGCTCCAACTCCTGCTGTATCCTAATACCTTCACGCACCCGCTCGAGGCGATCGTCGGTCAGTCCGCCGTTAGCCTGCGTCGTTTCCTGCATTTTCCTGTTCCTTGAAGTAGCGTTTCACGATGTGCAATATCTGGCCCGACAGGGAGCGGTCCTCCCGGTCGGCGATTGTTTGAAGCTGCGCCACGACATCGATCGGCAAGCGCAGCATGACGCCGCGGTTATTGCGCTGCCTGCTCATTTCCTGCACCGCCATGTCCTCCCGGTTTCGACCTTGCGCATGCCGTGTTTGGCGCAGATGTCGGCGACCCGGGTCGGCCGTGGTTTGGCCTTAGGAAGAAAATTCCGATTTTCGGTAGAGTTTTCTCCATGACCCGGCCGCGCCTGCGGCAACGGTACTGCAGTATTGATAGCCGCCACGGCCTCCTGGGAAGGCTCAGGGGGCGGTTTGGTGATCGTGATGGTCTTGACCCGCCTGCCCCACGCCTGCTCAACCGGCTCCCACCGCTGCTCGAATGTGAGGGGGTTCGGCGCGAATGAGCCATCGCCCGGCCACCAACGTTCCTCGAAGGTGTTCACTTCGTCCGCGCGGGCAGCAATTGTGGAAATCGCGGGGTATTTGATGCCCGTCCATGGGGAGCGTGGTTCGGGCGTGAGCGTGCCCATTAGCGCCAGGGGTATCATCGCCAGCAGCAATACGGGTTTCATTGTTCGACCTCCTCGACCGGCTCGAGGATGCCGCTGTCGGCCTTAGCGGGCTCGCCGGGATGGCGATCGATGACTTCGGCGCCGGGGAACCGGCGCTTGATGGCGGCAATGGTTTTCAGCGCCTCGACCGATCCGAACAGGGTGGCGACCTCGTCCGGGCTGAGCAGCACGACCTGCTCGCCGTGGATTTCGCGCACGCGGTCGATCGCGGCCTTCTGGTCGCCGATCGCGACCGTGGTGCCGGTCTTAGGACAGCGGCCGATCAGGTAGGCGTCGTCCTCGACCGCGGCCCGCTCGAGCGCCTGGGTCACTACCGCGTAGCCGCGCAGCATGGCCGCGCCATGCTCCCGGATCTGTGCGACCGTGCCGGTGACGCACGCCTCGTTGAATAGGTCCTGCTGTCGGATAAGCTTGGCGGCAAGTTCCTTCTCCACACGCTTAAGTGTAAGTCGCGTCCAACGCCGCTCGAACGCGTAGGCTGCTTCGGCGACCTGGGCGCGCCAGTTTTTCACCTCTTCGAGAGTGCTTTTCATGGCGCATTCCGACCACGCGCGTGACAAGTGTGACGCGTGACGTTTGGCCTCCAGGTTAATGTATAATTCCAATGGTAATAGAACGTTCTCAGAACACCCATTCTATAGTTCTCCTCATGTTCTATTAATAGAAGGATTTGGTAGTAACTGTAGTACTTAATGTCACTACGTCACTAGAACTCAGTTTCTCCTGCTGGGTCAGGGGGTTGGCTCGGTGCGCGATCGGGTGACATGGCGGTGACGTTCGAAGACTCGTCACGCGGCGTGACGTTTCGAGGATGGGAAGCAAAATTCTGCTTTCGACGCATCTTGATGACCGCTGGCTTGTCGTTCCAGTCGGAAGGGATCGTCGCGTTCGGAGACCCATCAGCCGAAGTTGTACTCGCCTTTTTTCCCTGAAACAGCCAAGTGTCGGATGACACCGCGTACTGCCAGAAACGAAGCCCTTCGGCGTTGAGGTTAACCCCCGCATAATAGCGTCTGGTATTGGTGCGCAGATCAGAGCCCTGTGCAATGCGCTGTTCACCGAGTGCGCGTAGTGCCCGACCGACCCGCTTACCCGACGGTGCGCCGCGGTCCTCGCCTTTGTGTTCGTGCCACCATGACGAAAAAGCAGCGACGAAGTCCGGCACCGACACCATACCCTGCGGCGTGAAATCCAAGCAGTCCTCGACAAAGCCGGCCACGATATTGCTGTCGAGATGCACCTCGTGGGCGACTTCCAGTGCCTCGGCCGGCAAGATGAAGTGCCCGCGCTCAAGGCACCGTCGCAGACCCTCGATCGCCCAGGCCAGCAGACCGGGTTTTTCCACCGCGAGCACCAACTCGGACGGTTTCTCAAACCCACGCCGGCGCGCCGCCAGCGCCACCCCGATCGGATTGTCCTTGTCGAATTGCTGGCAGCACTCCACGATCGCCAACCGTTCCACGATCGCCTGTGTCGCCTCCTGAAACTGCGGAGCATGGTTTGTTCCCCAGAACACCGGAGAACGCATCCGCGTCGAAAGAAACGGCCCGCGCTTGACGTTGACCGAGATCTCGTCGCCCGAGATCAGCGACTTGACCACCGACGACACGTGCCAGCGCGACTGTTCGAACGCCTCGTGCAGCACCCACGGCCGGCGCTGCAAGAAGTTCATCGTGCCGTGCTCGCCGGTCACGGCCGACAACGGCGTGGTGTTCAGGTTGTCGCCGAACAGTCCGCCCAGCACGTCGAGCAACCCGCTCTTGCCGCTATCCGGCGGCCCCCAGAACACCAGTGCGCGCGACAGCGCCTTGGGCCGGGCATCGATCAGGCCGGCGCCGAGCAGCTCCTGCACCAGCGCCACATACTGCGCCCGCACGTCCGGCGCGCGATCGGCCAGTGCGTCGTTCAGCATCTGCAGCCAGAACGGACACAGCGCGGCAGGGTCGTAGTCGATTTCGACCCGCCAAGTGACGAATTGGTCGGGGAGGGGACCAATTAGTCGCCCATCGCGCGGATCGACCAGCCCAGACTTGGTTGGGATGCAACGATGCCCATCGAAATCGGGCATTTCGGTCCACAGGCCGGGATGGCGCAGGATGAAAGAGCGGGTTTCGTTGATCAGCTTGATATTGCTGTCCCAGCCAAGCGCGCGCGCGCCACCCTCGATCTGGCTGTTCAGCCAGGGATACAGGTCCAACTCCAGCCGCCACAGGCCATCGGTATAGCGCCACGCACCTTTGCTAGTGAACATCAGCACTTCGCCACGCGATAGCAGCACATCGAGCAGGCTTTCAGCCAATACGACGTGCCTGGGCGTGTCGGTCGACTTGGGGCGGCCCTTGGGCTTGCGCGCCGCACGCGCCGCGCCAAGGTCGACGACGCGATCGTTCTCGTCCTCGGAAGGGCGTGAACCCCCTCCCGGGCGAGGGGGGATCTCGCCCTTCGCCGGCTGCGGATGCTTTTCCAGCCAGGTCGCACACATCCGCCGGATGGCCGTTTCTTCCTTGCGCCAGTTCCAGCGCGCCCCCAGATCGCCCGCGGCGCGCACCGTCGCATCCATCAGGACGGTCACCACCTCGTCGATCGGGTTGCCGGCATTGAGCAACGAAGCCGATACCGACAGCTGCGTGGCGTGAACCCCGGCGTCCTCGGCTCCGCCGTAGGACATGGCCGACAGCCGCGCTGCGACGTCCACCGGCGGCTTCCAGCCGAGCGCCTGCGCCGCGGCCAGGAAGGGGTTGGGATTGGGGCTGTCGGCGGAAGGGTCTAAACCCAACCCCCTCCCGCTACCTGCCTTGCGCCGCAGGATTGGCGCGGCCTCGGCCAGCCATTCCTCTAGATCCTCCAGCGTGTGGCGGGCGCCGCCGGTATCCATGGCGATAACCTCGATCCACTCGCCGCCCTTGGTATTGTGCGTGCCGGGCAGGCGCATCAGCCGCGCCACCTCGCAGACCTGCAGGTCGCCGGCGACGTGGTCGGCCAGCAGCCGCAGCACCGCCTCGAGCCGCTCGCGCTCGGCCACGGCGTCGGCCGGCTCCTTCAGCAGCCAGTACAAGTGTAGCCCGTGACCGGATTTCACGATCAGGCTCGGTGGATAGCGCAGCCGCGCCAGTGCCGCCGTTACGTCCTGCGTGCTGTCGATCCCTTTAAAGTCGAGATCCGCCCACAAGAATGCGATTTCCCGCGCATTGTCCTTGTTGCGCTTGCGCTGCTCCAATGTTGCAACGCAAAAGAACATTCCCCGGCCGCGCCGGTCCCACTTGGTCACGAACCGCTCGACGTCCTCGGGCATGCGCGTGTGCACGTGCTGCTCGCGCGGCTGCGAGGCGTCGTCGCGGTCGTTCGCCAGGCTGGAGAAGTAAACAGGTAATTCCGTACCGTGGAACAATCGCTTGATGAAAGCGATTGCGACTGACGCATGATCTGTTACGTCTTGCATAAGTACCTCGCTCGTTTTCAGAGAACTTGCGACGGTAGCCTACCCGGCGCGCAGCACCACACTGCGCGCCGGATTTATTTCGCCGGTATCAGAAGCGGGGCGCGTTGGCCTTTGGTGCCTGCCGCATCGGCTTGGCGGGAGCCGGCTTTTCCGGCTCGGCGGTTGCCGCCGGTAGGGTTTCATCGAACACCGTCTGCGGTGCCCAACCCACGATGTCGAAGATCGGATAGAAGATCTTACCGAAATCGGGGTGCCGATAATCGCCGACGCCAATCGCAACCACCGGGAATTCCTTCGGGCGCTGCTTGATCACGGCGCCGTACTTCTTGCACAACAGTCCGACGGCGTTCAGCCCGCCGCGGCTCGAGGTAGTAAAGGTATACAGATCCTCGCCGGGCTCGTCGCTCGCCTCTACCGCCTTGAGCAACAGGTAATTGGTGAACTGCCACGGGTCGCGCAGCTTCCCGGTCGCGTCGACTTCCCAATTGTTCTGGTCCATGTCGCCCAGTTCATTGCGCCGCGGCGGCTGAAAAGCATCCGCGACCCGCCCCATCACGTGATCGCTCGGGCGGTTGCTTTCCCAGCGTACCCAACCCACCAGCAACTCGTTCATGTTGACGACAAACCGGGTTCCTTCGGGAACCTCTTCGTTGCTCTCGCCGGCCGTGTACTCGCCTTTGGAGAACTTCAATAGCTTGCCGACAATGGCGCGCTGGTTCGCCTGGTCGCCATAGGTCTGGAAGGGGTTGTCGGAGGGTTTGGCGACTGTGCCGCCATTTGGCTTTGTAATCTCGTTCATGTTCCATTTCCTCGTTTCAAAATCAGCCATGACATCATGCCGCGGCTGGGTCACCACCACAGGTTATTCCGTGGCGATCTGGATGACAAGCCGGTCGGTTGCTTCCCCCACTGTGGAGAACTTCTCGATGTCTACGCCGTGCTGCTGCAGCGCTTCGCGGATTGCCTTGTTGTCGTAACTGACGCGTCCTTTCACCGTGCTCCAGGTCAACACACCGGGGATCTTGCGCACGCCCTTGTCGCGCAGGCGTTCCTTGATCGCGTTTTGTTGCACACGTAGTTCGGTTTCACTGAGATCGCGCTTGCGCTCTATTTTCTTGTAGTCAAGCGCCATATCGTACATTTCGGCTTTGAATTGCTCGTCTACTTGTTCGTCGGCAAATGGCAGGTTACGCCGTTCGATGCCGCAAGCGATCGTGAACGGACACCAGCGGCATTCGGCTCCACCCGCGAACCAGCCCTCGGGCTTGGTTTCGTTGACACTCGTCGCCGTCATGACCATCCGCGCACGTTCCTGGGCAACCGCATAAATTTGCGGGTCGAACGTGACGACGAATTCCTTCACCTCATTCCAGAACGACGTGTCGGTGTAGCTGATGATCGCGTGATCCGGCTGGTACTTTGTGCACTCCCGCATCAGGCCCATCTGCACGTGTGTCTGGAACACGTTGGCCGGCTTGGCCTCAGCCAGGTTGGTGCGCGGGTCGGCAGTCTTGCACTCGACCAGCACGCAGTCGGCCTGCGTTCCGATCTCTTTCTTTTCGGCCGGCGTCAGCTTGGTGATCATGCCGTCCGGGGTTGCCGATAAAAACCCGCTCGACAGCGTGTCCTGTTCCTCGCCGGCAAACATCAAGCGGTCTTTGAACCGCGCACGCATTGCCGGAACCCAGAAATGATCTTCGTAGACAATGCCGCGCATCCACGCGCCCCAAGTGTCGACATAATCCGGGTCGCGCTTGGCGGCCAATGTCGGATCGTCTTCGTTCTTGAGCCAGAACATTTTGCGCGCACACTGGCCGACCTCGGAAGCGCCGAGCGTCTGCGAACGGTCACCGCTGAAGGTCTTGGCCCTGGTTGCGGCGTAGCGGTCAAGCGTGTCGGAGATCAGGCCCATGAATTGTCCTTTGGCATGCTGAAGCAATCGAGTTCGGCGCGAATGATCTCAAACACGGTCGGGTCTTCTCCCGGCAAGCTGTCATCGAACGGCGGATAGCCGTTACGAATGCGCAACCGAGCAATGGCCCACCCGATCATGTTGAGCGCGATCGAACGATCGGCATGGCTCTTGAGTTGGCGTAGATGATAACGGGAAAACCGTAGTAGAAGCTCGGAATTGTACAGTGTCGTCTTGCGCAATAACCGCCGGAGGTCGCGAAAAACTTGTGGATTACGTTGGCGGAATTCACGTATCTGGCCGCGTTTCCAACGTCGATATAGCCGAACCTGGCGGGCATCATCTTTTTGCTTTTGCTCTTGTTCAGTGAGCTTCATCGGCGCCTTGGCGGCGCGCTTTTCGGCCGTGCGCAAGCGCGCTTTGGTGTAGGCGGTGGTTTGGCGTGCACTCACGGCCTCGAACGGGTTGTTCATTTCAGGGCTCCAGCTGCTGCCAATCCATCGACCGCCTCATCAAGTGAACGCGCCAGAATGTAAGGATGCCCTAGGCGATCGCAGACTGCCCGGAACCCGTGTTGGGTATCGCTCAAACGGCCCTTGGCGGTCTTTAGCTCGAGCCAGATCACCCGTCCGCCCGACAACATCACGCACAGGTCCGCCACGCCGGCCGTCATGCCCTCCGCCTTCATGCGCGACGCCACCGCAAACGAGCGCATGCCCGCATTGGGAATGGCGAACACAAACGAGTCCGCAACAGCGCGCAGCCGCAAGTGCTCCAGCACCATGGTCTGCAGGCTGTGCTCGCTGGTCGTACGCTTGCGGTAATCGGCGGCTTTCATGCTATCCACTGTTGCGGATCATCCGATCCATTTCGTTCAGGATGTTGCGGATGGTGATCGGGATCTCGCGCAGCATGGTCTCGCGCGTCTTCTTGCTCGCCGGGCCAAGCATGGCGGCCATCAAGCGGATCAGGGTGATGATGATGATCGCGCGCTGGTGGCCGTGCATACACGGCTCGATCTTGCGCATCAGCGCGACGATTTCCTCCTGATGCGCGCCCTTGGCGTGGTCTTCGGCCCAATCATCGATCATCGTTGATACTGCCATTCATGCGCGCAGACCGGGCACACCAGCATGACGGTACGGTCGATGGTTCGGTAGACCTTTTTCTGCGTGCGGCTGTCGCACTTCGGGCAGGTCTGCCGCCCGCGATACGGGTTTGCCACCGGCAGCGTGTCGCCGCCACTCACCCATACCGCGGGTGAGATCGGCTTCATGGTTTCAGGGTCGAGCTTGGCTACTCCCAACACGGCTGGCTCGATGATCTCCATCGGATCGCCCCTGTCGATCGGGCCGGTCAGGATGTCGATCTCGTGCGCTGCCTCGACCAGCAGCTTGGCAGCGTCGCGCATCACGTCCTTGACCTCGTCACTCCAGTCGGAGGGGTCCAGCACGGAAAGATACGCCGCGCAGGTCCGCATGCGGTCGGTCAGGTCGGTCATTTCATGTCATCCGGTGGCATCTTGCCGGTCGCCATGATGTGGCGTAGTCGCACCGGCACGTTCTCGTATTCGGCAAGCTTCGCGCGCAGCCGCTCGATTTCGGCGCCTTTGTCGGTGGTGATCTTTTTGATGCGATCTGTGGCAAGCGTCACTAGGCCGGTCAGCCGCTCGATCTCGTCGGCAGCCTCTGCAATCAGCTTACTGCAATGATCGCCGGGTGCAGGTCTACCGCGCAGCCGCTCTACGATGTCAGTCATCGCAGCGTCTCCTGTGCAATTGTAGCGGCTGATGTGTTGTCGTACCGCAGATCAGCAATTTCTTGCAGCGCCTTGCGCAGCCGCTCGATCTCGTCGGCGGCCTCGCGCAGAATGGTCACGTCCTCGACTGGGACATGACGGTTCGCTCTATCATCAGCGGCGCGCAGCCGCTCTACGATGTCAGTCATGGTGCCTCCGCGATGCCGCCTGACGCTCATGACGTTGTCTAGCATACCGCGCAGCCGCTCAATCTCGTCGGCGTGCAACAGCGACTGATCTGCGACAGCGCGCAGCAGAACGGCGTTAGCGCGGAGGTTTGCCGGGTGGTCAATCCACGACAGATCGTCGGCCATCTCACGTTTGCTCCCTATCGATGTGGACCGACAAGTCGGACGGATAGAGCCAATCGTTCAGCCGTTCGGTCGCCCATTCGCCGAGCATCCAGTCTGGAATGCGGATCAGCCACCAGCGCGGCCAGCCGTAGCGGAGAAAATTGCTCATGTCGGTCATCGGGCTCCCCAGGTACGGCCATACACGATGCCGCAGTGATGCTCGCAGTACGACTGTGCTTCGCGTACCACCTGGCCACAGAACCAGTACGGCGGCCGGTCGCCGAACGGATAGCGGCAGGTCGTGCGGTTTAGTTCCATCAGCGTTACCTGCCCCCTTTGGGGCTTTACTTGCGGCCGGTTACCCGCCAATGCCCAGACTAGAGGTTTCGGGTGAAACATCGGCTCGGGGGCGTTCTTGCGCGGCTTATCCGGCGCCTTGCGCATGGGCATGTCCAACCTCCGTGCCTTGCCAATACAGGCGTTCTTGGTGAACCGGATGCCAATCTGTTCCGACATCTGTGCCGCAATGTCGCTGTAGCTCAATGCCCCGTTTTCGCATAGCCGGCGAAACAGCGCGATCGTTTCCTCGGACCACTCGTTGCGCGGGCTCATCGTGGCGCCCGCTTATTCCAGGCTTCGATGGCGTCTTGCCTGCTGTAAAACGGCTGCTCCGTACGGGACCCAAGGCAAAACGAAGGCTTGTCCACATCGTCATGCACGCAGTTTATGTACCAACACCAGTCATTTGGATTGGCGTAGGGATTGTATTTGCTGATGTGGGTTTTTCCGCCGCAGAACGGACAAGGCAGGGGCTTGCTCATTTTGCCTTGACCGCTTTCCGCGCCATGATCTCGCGTACCCGCTCGATCGTCGGGATGCGCGGCATGCGCCCGGTTTCCAGCCGCTTGATGAAGTGGCCGTCGTTGGCGACGATCAGGCCGAACTGCGTGCGGCCAAGTTGCGTCTTCAGCCGGTAGGCGGCGATCTCGTTGAGCAGCTTGTCGATCTCGGGGTGTCGCTCAAAGTGTTTCTTCATGCTTTGTAAGGTATGATGGCTTATTAGCCATTGTCAAGCACCGGCAAATCAGCGTACCTTGCCCGAACACACGAACGGAGCACCCCAATGGGCCTTCACACCACGACCACGATCCACGACATCAAGTACATCCGCGCCTACTCCAACCGCACGATGGGCGCGCCGCTCAGTCTCGAGCTGCTCGATCTGCAGTCGCGCGGATCGACCCTCACCATGTTCATCGGCGACCAGAAGCTTGCCAACGCGCTGGTCGAGGCGATCAACAAGACTTGCCGCGAACATGCGGCGCAGGTCGCCGACATCTACGAGCTGGAGCAGCAGGAACCGGAGGGCGCGGCATGACCGGCTTCGAGTTGACCGCCCTGCTGTGGGGCGCCGCGGTCGGCGGCCTGTTCACCTTCGCGCATTTCTGTCTGCTCGCGGAGATCCGGGGCAACCGATGAACAAGCCGAAACGTGATCCAGACGATCCGCGAGTGCCGATCGACAAGTATGTTCCCTATTTCCCGTCCCCCGGCTATCCCAGCCGTAACAAGAAATATCCTTGGGCCGAGATGGAGGTCGGCGATAGCTTTGTTCACGGGGCATCAAAATACACCGCAGCGACATCGGCCGCAAAGGAGGGCGGCAGGCTCGGACGCAAATTTGCTTGCAAACTACAGCCCGATGGCAAGGTCCGAATATGGAGGCTCAAGTGAGCGACATTCTCGAGCGGCTTTGCCGTCGCGCTGCCAGCAAGACCAGGTTCGACGCCGACCAGGAACTGCTCAAGGCGGCGGCCGTCGAGATCCGCCGGCTGCGCGATGAAGTCCTCCGGCAGCGGGCGAACGAAATCGCCGGGCTGGCCATCAATGTGCTAGACCAACCGTTGTCTAAAAAACAGCGATAGGAACGGGTTGTCACATCGTCAACACTGCCATTGCGGCTGCAGCCGCGTCACACAAGGGGCTATCTCATGAGAAAACTGCTGTTAACGGCGGCCGCGCTCGGTGCGCTGGCCTGCCCTGCCTATGCTGGTGCACTCTCGATCAGTATTCTGGACGATGCTTCGGCGGTGCCACAATCGGCAAGCGCCCCCTGTATCATCTGCGCCACCCAACAGGCGCACAACCCGATTGATTTCGGGTTCAACAACTTCATCAACACGGGACAAACCGACGGCGGCAACTTCTTCTCGACGGCGCTTGTCGGAGGCTCGTTGCCCAGTGGCGATGAAGTCAACGCCGTGCCGTACAGTGCCGGCCAGATCATCACGGCACTGGCCGACCGCGTTACCTTCGGTGTGGTGATCGACGTCAACTCGGCCGAGGGTGCACCGGCGATGACGCTCGATACCTTCCGCCTGTGGCGGGTCGACGGCAGCAATAATAACATCCAGCTGCTGTCGTTCTTCGACGGGCCGTATTCGATGCCGGACATCCGCCCCGGCAATGGCAAGGGCGACTACCTGCTGACCGGGTTCGACCTGTCAGGGCTCAACGTGGGCGATCGCCTGATCTTCCAGGCGCAGTTCGAAGGCGGGTCCGACGGCGGCGAGAGCTTCTACATCGTGCCGCTTGCGGTCCCTGGGCCGATCGTCGGCGCCGGCATCCCCGGCGTGCTCGCCGGTTGTCTGGGGCTGGTTGGACTTGGCCGGTGGCGTAGACGCCGAGCCGTGTGATCGGTACACATAACAACGCCCTGGCAGGCGCTACGCAGCCTCCAGGGCGTTGCTATGGTTTGGAACACACTAACAGAGCGCCGCGACCCTAGCCGCGCCTATGGCTCCTCGTCAACCCCGCCGCCGATCACCTGCACGCCGTTGATGACGATCACCACGTCACGGGCCATGTCCTCGCGCACCTCGATGGCGATGCGTACCGCCGGCTGGGGTGGCTGCGGAAGCTTTCGGTCTGGCTCGTCGTGGTTCATGGCTTACTCCAGGCAGCTGTCGGTATTGACCACGGTCTGGCGCACCCTCTCGCGGTTCGTTTCCGTGGTGCGCTTCGTCTGTTTGATCAGTCCGCCCGGGCACGGATTGACGACTGGCGTTTCCTGGTAGATCCAGCGCCCGTAGGGCTGGCAACTAGTCGCTACAACCCCGACAGATATCAGGAGGGCGTGGCGGATAGGGTGGTAGCGGGTCGACACGGCTCTCAAAACCTGATCGGAGACGCCACCCCCAACAGGCTCGCGATCACATAGACCACAACAATCACACAGATCACCACGATCAACACGTTGATGATGGTAGCGAACGGGGCCGGAAGCGGGATAAGCGGGAGCAGTTGCTGTACGGCCCAGAGGATCACGCCCAACACAATTAACATTAGGATGACAGATACCAATGTTCCGATCATGGTCATCTTCCCTTCTCGCGCGTGAGCACGTCTACGATCCGTTCGAGCCGATCGCTGTTTTCCTTGGTGCGGCCTTCCAGCGCGGTCAGCCGGTTGTCGATCCGCTCAAGATGCGGCGAGCCGCGAACCTCCAGCGTATAGACCCTGCTCTCAAGCCGTGCCGCGTAGGCAATGATGCTCGCGATGGCTCCTCCTGCCAATATCGCCTGCCCGATCAGGAAGGAGACAAGGACGGAGTTCTCCTTGAACCATGACCGGGCCTCGACCATCATGGCGGCGGCTTCGTCTGGGTTGCCTTGGTGAGAAAGTCCACGAGCGTCAGCGGCGGCTCACCCTCGATCGCGCGCAGCCTGTTCTCGTGATCGTACAGCACGGTGGTTTCCGGCGCGGGTGTCGGCGGCACCTCGGGCGGCGGCACGTAGGGGTCGGGCGTGTTGCCCGCCGCGAGCCATTGTATGTAGCCGGGGCTGAACTGGTCGCCGTTATAGTCCCGGTTAGCCATGTCTGGCGGAATGCTTGCGCCGTCGCGGTATCTTATTACGACACATGGCTCAGTAGCAGCCGTGAGTTGGTATTCAGACATGACGTGTCCATCCCTTGTGATGTGCGCGCGTGCCTTTCATGACTTCAGTCATTTTTGGCTGCCATAGATTGTTCATTTCGCAGAACTTTGTCAGCCCGTTACCCTGCACTACTTCCCCCGTCGGAGATACAAACGCAAAATCGATACATTTCAATTCATGCCGTCCGCGACCCTTTGCTTGCCTGTCCGCTGCGTTGTCTTTGGCAGTGCCGACAAACAAGTGTCGTGGGTTGGCACAAGGCGGATTATCGCAGGTGTGACAAACTTCCATACCCGCTGGAATAGGACCATTGCTGCGCTCATACGAAAGACGATGGGCTTTGTATGTTTTCCCCTTACTAAGCCGTCCATACCCGTCCAACGTCTTCGACCCCGGCCATATCAAACATCCGCTTTCGTTTGGTGTTGCCAAGGCAAACAATTGAGAGAATGCATCCCAGATATCATCTGACGAGAAAACACTCGCGCGAAGGCTTGGTTCTGCCGTGCCGGTCCTCATCAAGCGGTCGTAGTGCAGCTTACAATATCCGCGACCGACGTGATGTCTTGAACAGCCTGGATAGGAACATCCGTCATACATTTTAGCTGGCATGGCGCGTCCCGTCCGCAGTACGAATGACGACATCAGTTGCGGTGAGTTGATAATCTGCCATCACAGCCTCGCGTCGAATGAGACTTTTGCAGCCGCGTTGTTACAAAACACCCAACCCGCTTGTCCTGCCGTTCCAGCCATCCCGCCCGAATAAATAAGAGCGGATGTTGGGCTTAGGGCACTCGAAGCAAAACTGTTAAACACTTCTGAACCGCCATTACGAGAAACTGAAAAGAAACTAGCGCCACCTGTAACCCCCAGTGTTGGAGCAGCGCGCATCTGAACAGGGTGTTGCACAGGGAGGTTGAGTTGTGCGGCAGAGAAGTAATGTCCCGTTCCCAATGTATTAGTCGTAGACGTGCCTTCACCGAGCACGTAAAAATACCGTTTGCATGTCACCAACTCCTGATCATACGGACGCATGATCAGCGGCGATTGTGCTGCGGTGGGGGCTTGCGTGCCGGGGAGTACGACGACGCCGGTGATGCGGAAAACATCCGCTGTTGTGCCAACACCGTTCACTTGCCCCGGTGCGGCAAGAAAAATACCGGCGTTCCATGTGTTTGCTGCTGGCGCTGTGTAGGTGCTACCCATTGCTATAGCGAAAGTAATTCTCAGCCCCGGCTGATTACCATATTCCCAAGTCCCAGCGACATCACCGGGAATTGTAATGACATTATATTGCGCGGTATCAACTGCAACTTGTGTGTAGGTAGCGCAATAAGAACGGTTCTCCAGATTGTTGAGGCATGTAACGCTATAAACACCTGTTCGATGATGCGATGACCAAAACCCGATGGTGATTGGCTTTGCGTTTGCCGTCCCCCAGGCAAGTCGCACAGTGCGATAGCCTTCAATGCGATGCTGAATGCTCGTTGTGTCGCCAGATCCCAGTGATGCTTGCGCTGTAGCAGTATTGATCAAAATCAAATTGGGAAAACTAGAAATACCAAGACTAACTCCCGGTGCAGCAGACGTAGCGTTAACCACCATCGTGCCTGCCCTATACAACGACCAGCTATCACAAATGTAAGTGTTACTGGTCGAAGTGAAAAAACCAAAGCCGCGTTCCTGACTAACCTCCATTCCGCCATTCACCTGCATCCCGCTGTACGCCATCGCGTCGAACGGGGCGGCGTAGATACCGCCGGTCCACGCGCTCCACACGCCCGCCTTCTTCTCGCGCACATAGGTGCGACCCGGCACGTAGCCGGTGTCGTTCTGATCGCGCGCCTCCAGCACCACATTCTGGTTGGTTGGCGGATTGGCGAGTGCCTCATTGATGTAGGCGGTGCCGACAAAGCTGCTGGTAGCATTCGGCGCGCCAGCCGCAGCCGCAGCCGACCGGAACGAACCGGGCATCCATAGATGCGTGTCGTAGCTGGTCACGAGTTGCGCGGCTTTCTCGCCCGACACGTTGACCAATGCGCCGTCAGGGCTGGTCGCGCCGGTACCGCCCGAACTGACCGGCCGCGGCAGGTTCAGGTCGGTTTCAACGTCGCCGACGAACGTGTTGTAGACCGTGCTCTCGATCGTCGTGCCGGTGATCACGTCGGGAGAGGGCTTGCTGTACACCCCCGTCCCTGGATTGCGTGGCATGGTTTATTCCTCCACTGCGGCACGCTCGCCCTGCAGGGCAATCAGGCGGGCAATTTCATTGCGGTAAGGGATTGGCCCGATTGGCTGTCCTGGCGTGACGGGGTTTCCATAACCGATGACACTCGGCGGGCGCGCAGCAGCCAGTTCAGCCTGGCCATAAGGCGAGCGCGACAAGATCGAACGTTCAGCTTCGTTCACGGCGCGTCGGGTCAAGCCGGTGGTTGCTGCATTTGCGAGCCCTCCACCAACTGTTACAGCAGCCACTCCCGGCCACCCACCCAACCCAAGATAAGACAACGATCCCGGAAGCAGTGACCCTAGACCGCTGCGCGTGCCAGATAGCAGCCCACCGACTTGTAGTGCCCGTTCACCAAGCGAGCCACTGGCAACGCCTTGCAGTGCCTCAGTGTCCTCCGGCTGCAGGAACTTGGCCTGTCGATTGCTCTTGAGCAGATTGCGCACTTGTTTGCGCGTCTCGCTGCCTTCGGCCAGGATCGGGGCGAACTTGTTCTCAGCGGACGCATCGACTTCGGCCTTGGCGACACGGTCACGAACATTCTTGACGGTCATCCCCTGGCGCCAGTTGGTATCGGCTTCCTTCAGAGTTCGAAAGACATCGGCCGGCTGCACGCCCGGGGCGGTGACAACGGCGTTCGGCGGGGGCGCCGACAGAAACTGATCAATCTTGTTTTTGGCGTACAGCGCGCTTTGCCCTTCCGCAGATCCAGCGCCCGCGGTGTTTATGGTCTCCTGCAGCTGCTTTCTGACGTTATGCAATGATGCCGGGTTGGACGGCATGGTTGTGAGATCATTCATTATTCTGAACGTATTCGGCGCGCTGTCCTTGGTACCTATGGACCCAGTACGAATGTCGCGCCAAGCCAATCGAACCAGATCGTCGCGCGCCGCAGGATCATACGTTGCCATGCCGCCAAGCGACTTGTATCCTTGGTCGCCAGCATCGAGCGCGCCTTGGTAGTTCAGTTCGGCGCGCTTCGGCACCAGCGACTTGACACCGGGAACGTTTTGCCCGACCCAGCGCCCCGCCGACGAAATCGCCTGCCCAACCGGCGCAAAGAGGCTGCCCATGGTGGGGCCGGCCGCGCCAATGAACGCACCCTTCGCGGTTTCAGTCGGATCGCCGCCGCTGCGTACCGCAGCATCTGTACCGCCCAGTACCCCGCCAGCAGCCGTCTGACCGGTGAAACTGTTGCCGCCGAACACTTTCGGGAACGCCCGCGCTACAGGCACGGTAGACACTACACTGCCAGTTGTCTGACCAATGGCACTCGAGATCGGATGCGCCGCCTTGTTGCGCTCGCCCTCCTGCATGATATCGTTATAAGAGCCGCTCACTGTCCGGCCGGGAATAAGAGCCGACGGCAATGCCGCCGCGCCGGCGATGCCTTGATTGATCACTGGGCCAGCAGCCGGAATGCCTTCTACGATGCCGCGCGTCGAGGGGTCCAGCGTGTTGCGGATGTTCTCCAGCGAGAGCGTCTCGCCCCATGTCTTTGGCGGACTGGGCGCCGCCATTGATGGCTTCGATACCAGCATGCGATCGAACATGCCGCCGGAAGTCGATGTATCGGGTGGAGGCGGACCATATTTCGTGTTCATGTCCGCAGCCGGCGCCGAAGCGCCTGGCGCGACGTTCCTGCGTTCGGCTGCGATGGCGGCATCAACGTCGTCAAAGGCGCCCATGGGTCATCTCTCTCGCCGCTTGGCGCGGGCGATTTCCAACTCGGCGGCTCCGGTGCCGAACCGCCGATCAAATTCGGCGCGGTCGTCAGCATTGTTTTTGTTCTTGATCAGCGCATCGATATAGCGCTGGTCCGGTGCGGTTGGCGTTAGCGGGATCTGATAAGCCCGCTCGGCGCGTGTACCCTTCAGGTAATAATCGCGCTGATCCTCGAAATCATTGAGCTTTGCGCGCCCAATGCGTTCCATTTCGCTCATGACCCGTTTGATGGTTTCGAGTTGCAACTTCGGGTCTGCAGCCACTGTACCACGCGCGATGTCAATGTCAGCGTTTGACACCTTCGGATCGTTGCCTTGCATGCTCTGCACGCCAATCGACAGCATCGAATTAAGTGCGGCCTGCATGCGCTCGGTGTTCGACGCAATGGTGCCAGGCAACTTGTTGCTTTGCACCAAATCCGCCAATTTGGCGGCATCAATGCGCCAACCCGCACCCGTCCCGGTGATAACGCCGGCGTTGATTGCATCTCTTGCAATAGCGATCTGGTTGACAACATGGGCGTGTGTTATCGCGGCCTGTTTCTGCTTATCGAATTCAGTAAAGAACTTCTCCGGCTCGCGCCCACCAAGCCGCGCCTGCAGCACGGATTTCTCGCGCGCGTCGTCGATCTTGATCTGCCTTTCTGCCATTTCCTGCTCGGTTTTCGGCAGATTACGTGTGTACTCTTCCTCCGCGAGTGTCCTTTTACTTTCCAGGTCGACGCGGTTCTTGTACTCCTCGACTTTTCGCGTATACGCCTCGTCGCGGCGCGACTTGCCGTATTCCATCAACAATTTTGCCTGCGCCTGCGCCTGCTCGTCACCGGGGTACTTGCGCATGATGGCGATGCCGCGCAGTTCCTCGTCGGACAACGGCTCCCCCGCCCGATCCGGTGCGGGAGGAAGACCCAGCGGTTTCCTTGTTCCCGCCAGCGCGGGCGGTGCTGCCGGCACAGCCCCCGGCGCCGCACTGGCGGGAGTTGCAGGTGCAGCGCCGGGGACCACGCCGCTGCCGCCGGGCGGCTTGAACTCCGCCATTACACGCGGCGCCGGCATGATGTCGCTCGGGGTAACCGGGTTCTCCTCGGCCAGCGGCGGGATCGCCATGCCGCCCCGTGCCGCAGGCGAGGGCGCGTCGGTTGCCGTGCCGGCCGGCGCGTAGGCGGCAACCCGGGTCGGGTCGGTGCCGGCCTGCAGCCCGGCCATGTAGCTCTTGCCGTAGTCGGCGATCGACAGCCGCTTGTGCACGTCGGTCAGGTCGCCCTTGTTGACGTTGCCTGGCCCACCAAACCAGGCGCGCGCCGCACCTTCCTCGCCGAACTGGTCGACGTACTGCCCGAACCGATGCTTGAATACGGCATCCTGCGCCTGCGGACTGGCGAGATACTGCTGCGGCGTCAGCGCCTGGCCGAGCGCCGCCTGTGTCCACGGCGCGATGTTGGCCTCGACCACCTGATAGCGCCCGAGCCCGCGGCCGTACTTGGTCGGCGCTCCGACCGCCTGGTACGGGTCGGGCTGGCCACGGCTTTCGATACCGCCAATCGCGCCCTGGCGCGCGGCCCAGACCGGGTCGTCACCACCAGCGGTCGGCGAAGCTCCCTCCAAAGCCGTAGCGGTCGGGGAAACTTGCGGGGGTTGTTCCCCCGCCTGCGTAGGGTCCGGCGACGCCACCCCCGCGGGGCGCAAGGCAGGATCGTTCGGGTTTGCCACGGCCGCGATCCTGGCGCGGGGGTCAACACCCGGCTCTACCGCTGGGATGGCCGCAACGGGTTTCGCAGGAGCCACCGCACCTGCGGCAGGGTTGCTGCCGGGCGGGCGGAACAATGGGTCTGCTGCCCTCCCGCCGGCATAGGCTCGCTCCTGCTCGCTCAGGCGCCGGTCGGCCATGACGTCGCCGAACGCCTCGCCCATCGAGGTCAGGCCCTCGCCGATCGTCTTGGGGAACGGCCGCGACCGTGTAGCGAGTGCCGCCGCGATTGCGCGCCGGCGCTTGATGTCCTCGAGCGATACCGGGCCGCTGTCGCCCGTGAGCATCGGAAGTATTCCGCTCTCGGAGAGCACCCCGGGGCGATAAGTTGGCTCTACCATGTCACGCCACCTTC